ATTTTATTAAAATTAGGACTACCCAATTTAAACTCTTTACCATCTAATTGTGCAAATACACTCTTTTTAAAATCCGTAAATATCTTTTGTTTAAATGATTTATATTGTGAGTCTGTTAGGAATTTAAAATCTGCCTTAACAACATCTAACCATTTTTGACCGTGTTTTTCTATAAAGTATTTATCAATTAAATCACTTATTTGTAATTCAATTTTATCTATTTGGTTTTTTATATTAATAACATTTTCTCTTAATTCTGCTGCATTATTCATAAACGCAGTATATCTACGTTGAATTTGTTTATTTTGACCTTCATCATTTGTTATCAATGGTTGTATACGAATTTCCGTTCTACTTGGTGAAACTTCATGTATCCAAACTTTTTGTTTTAGGTTTTCGTTCCCTACATAGTTTTTTAAGAAATTAAATACAACTTTAAATTCACCATTACCATAACCAGCTTCTTTAACTAATTTTTCAACATCAATTTCAAATATTTTTTCTTGTGTTTTTGTATCTATTGAAGATTTTAAATATTTTGATAAATTATCTTTATGGATATAATTTACACTCTTTCCACCGGTTTGTTCTAATAAGTTATTTGAAATATCATATACTCTAAATTCAATAACATCATTTTTAGACATTCCGAAATCGGTAACATTTGATATTGATGTTTTGAATATATTTAAATCTTTTGAATTTAGTAATTGAGCTGTTGTTTCTAAATTAAGATTTATATTTTCAATATTTTTAAAATCGTTTAGTGCCATAATTAGTATTTATATGTTCTCATCTTAAAATCCTTAGTCTCTGTTTTTCCATTAGCATCTATATCTTTAACTGTGATCTTCATTGTCCAATCAGTTCTAGATGGTCTTGAACGTCTAAACCAATTTCCACCATCATTTCCAGCATTTCCACTTACCCAACTTGGATTACCCGTTACCATTTCAAATCTTTTTGTTTCATTTGCTTTTATTGTAATCGGTAATGTGAACCCAAAATTAAATGGAATTTGTTTATAACCATCGGTAGATTCAACATTTATACTTATATCCTTTGGTCCTGCAACTACATCAAAATATGAACTAAAATTATTTTTAAAAGGATCACCCGATGCAGCAAATTTATCTCTTGGTGCAAATCCACCATTATAATCATTTGATAAATCTCTACCCTCAACTTTCTTTTTGGTAGGGTCACCACCATCAAACACAATTGTTGATAATTCTCCGGTAGCCAAACCACCTGCCGCAACCGCCTGTGCTTTTGCACTTAATTGTTGTTGCGCTACTGCCAAACTTGCATTTGCTTGTGCTAATAAATTATTTAAAGTATCAATTTGTTTAATCAACGCATTCTTTTGAGCAGTTAAACCACCATTCTCTGCTTCTAATGCTGTTTTTTCAGTTGCTTCATTAATTGCTTTAGTTAATGAAGTAGTAAGGTTAGTTCTTAAATCAGTTACAGTTGTCTGTATTGATTGTAAATTATTATCCGTTTTAGCTTCTTTTAATTTTAATGAATCATTTTCTAATACTAAAGAAGAACTATCTGCTGTTTTTAATGTAAGTTGTGCAGTTAAATCATCGATTGTAATATTAAGAATATTAATCTCAGCTTCTAATTCAGTATTTAATTGAACTTCTGCATCATATATCGGTCTAGGTACTAAATCTAAATTAGCTAGAGGTAAAGGCTTTATTAATTCGGTAACTTTTAAATCAACTGATTTAGCTAATTCTTCTTTATTGTATTTGTCTACATACAATTTAGTAGATACACTAGTATTAGTATCATCCGAAAGATTAATATATTTTGTTTCGTTTGCCATTATTCATAAATATCAAAACTACCAATTTCGAAAATTTCTTCGTTATAGGCCTCAATTGATTTTACAAATAATGTGTAATTTCTACCGATAGGCCAATTGGTAAAGTTTAAGTTAATCATATTATTACGTAGCCCCCTTAATACTTTTGTATTCGGTGAGTAATCTATAATAAATTCTTTTGTTAAAGTATCCATTACTGCGTAATAGGCCTCATTTGGCAGATAGTATTTAACTTGGTATGCAAATGTACTATTGAACTGTTTAATAGGGTATAACTCTCTCGCATCTACCTTTATTGATACTTTCTGACCTTTTGTATAAGATGTTTTCAAATTAGGTGAGTAACAACGATAAACTACATCATAACTACTACTAGCTGCAAAATTTGTAATATCAATTAGTGAACCACTTGTAGCTGTTTCAGGATAAGTTATTACTAATTTAGGTTGATATATTGTATTTGTTTCTTTTGAGAAAAATTTAATAGTACCATAATCAACAGTGTCGGTTTCATAACTATTTGGGAACTTAAGTATTAATCCATTATTTTGAATACTACCACTATCCCATTTTTGAACAAATGAAGTAATATCTAAATTAATATCATCTAAGGTATAACTAAAAGATTGTGTTGCAACCGAACTAGTATACCATGCTCCACCTAAACCATCTGCATTACCATCTACAAACGTAGAATAAGATGCAGTAATTCCATCCATTGTAGTATACCAATGCGTAGATGTATTATCACCATTTCTATAATACCAACTTAAACCATTTGTAGTAAGGTTATCAAAACGAGTACCAGTACCCATTTCCCAACTACCACTAACTGCATATGCCTCAATTCTAAAGTTAGCAGGAATTTCTTCTGCTTTAGTTAGTTTTAATTGTAAAGATGCTGTAAATGGTACATTTGGTAAATCTATATTATCGAACTGAATTAATACTCTACTATTATCTCGTGTATCACCATAATACACTTTAGAAATTTCTAATACCTCATCTATACCGGTATTTTGGTAAGGTTGTTGTAAGTAAATACTTGCATCCTTTGATGCTGTATAAAATAGTACCATTATAATGCTCTCCCCTTAATATCTTTGTTTGGATATCTAATTTCAAATATAGCCGGATCTAACGATGGATATACAATCTTATTTCTAGTTGCTTCAACTATGTTATATGAATATTGTGAATATGTTAAACCAGTTGAGTCTGCTAAATTTACAACTTCAACTTTAGGTACGGATGAAACACCATCTACATTCGCAATTTCTAATTCTAATTCACTTAAATTAATTGGTTGATTCATTTTCCATTTATTGATATCAAAGTAGTTAGTTACAACTTGTACACACTTCAATACAACTTCTCTTTTGTTGTAATTGGCAAAAACTGTTACATCAAAGTTTACACCGATATTAACAATATATCCATCAATTAAATTAATAGCATCTGTTAATAATCTATATTCTTCTAAATATGTTTTTAAATTTTGTTTTATTGTTGGATTCAATGTTGTAAGTTTACCATTTGAATCATATCCTAACAAATACATATTGATTGCAAATGGATTACTTTCCACCGCAAACGTTTGTTTATTTTTTAAGAAAGTATCTAATGCTAATGTAATTTCATCATCCGTAGAACCTTTTAACGTTTTAACTAAATTAGTAAAATCTTTTTTAACCGATGGGTTTCTTAATACTTGTTGCGCTGCACTTGTATCAATTGAACCATCTTGTTCAACATATACTTTTGCAATACCACCAAACATAGTATCCATTGCTAATGCTCTTACTTCATAATCTTTTTTAGTAACTGCTCTATTTTGTGCACCAAAGTTTGCAATTGCATTCTCTCTAATTTCTTCTAAGGTTTCACTACCTTTACCACCCGTTGCAGGTTCCGTATTTTCAACTACTAATGTATTTCTTGCATCGATGTAAATAGGTACATTGATATCTGAAAATGATAATAAATCTTCGTTAAATGAAACTGATTTTAATGTTGTTAAATCACCCTGTGGTACATTTGATTGTAAACCTCCTCCCGCTAAATAAGTAACACTTAATGTTGTTTGAGCCGGAGCAATACCATATGTATTTGTTTTCAAAAAGTTAGAAGGGTCAAAAGATTCCCCCATTCTATTAATTGAATTATTTAATCCTAATCCTACATTTTTTGTATTTGGAATTAATAGCTCATCTGGTGTAGATTCATTACCACTACCAAATCTTAATTCAATAGTTTGTTCATCTACTAAACGAGTTGTAAATCTTTTGTTTGTTTGTTGTAACTTTAAAATATATTTAGGTGCGTTTGCCGTTGCTAATGTTGGTTCATTATATATTTCGTTTGGAGATTTTATATAAACCATCTCTTGTGCTAAATACGGAACTTCATAATAAGTAGTTCCATCGGAATCAACAATATTTTCTATTTTAATAAAATTACCAGATGTTATTCTAAAAGTAGGATTTGGTTTAAACTCACCAACTTCAAAATCTTGAGTAAATCTATTTGCACTAATTGCATTTACTTTTTTTGTTAATAGATAAAATAATGGATTACCACTACCATCTACGGTATACACATTTACTTCTCTATCTTTAGGGTCAGCGAAATCAACAAAATCAGTAGTTATAAACTCTATATTAGAATTTGTTGCAGAACCAACTACCATCCCTTCATTAATTTTTAATGCGTAATCGTAATCTGGTTCATAACTACCGGTACCTGCACCAGCTACGTTGTGTGATGGTAATGTATGATATAAAGTTAAAGTAACACTCGCAGGAGTAGAAATCTTAGGTTTATACCCTAAGTTCTGTGCTAATTGATAAATGTTATTTTTATTACTTGCTAAGTTAATAAATGATTCCTTTAATTGAGCATCGGTATAATATGAAAGAATATCTCCAACGTATGCCGCTTGTTCAATAAACATCATACCCGGTGATGCTTCACTAAAATCGTTATAAGTGTTACTATAATATGTTTTAGTAAATTCAACTAATGCTTGTCTTAAGGATGCAAAATCTCTATTAAGATACTTAATATCTTTTTTATTCGTTGCCCAACTTTTATCAATAGGTTTTAATGCCATTTTATATTACTATATTTAATTGTTCTAATGTTTGTGAGTTAGAATACTTCAAACTATATTTTAATTCTAAATCTATTCTATTCATATCTTTTAAATTGTTACTCGTATCATAGATTATACTTTCGACTGTAACATATGGCATCCAAGTATTTATTGCTTCCATAATACTATCTTCTATAAAAGAATCTAAATTACTTGATATTGGTTCAAATAAATAGCGTCTTAAATCAGACCCAAATGTTGGTTGCATTAATCTTTCACCTTTTTGTGTTAATAACAATGATTTAATATTAGATTTAATTTGGTCTTTAGTTGTATAAGACACTTCAAAGTATCCGTTGTTTCCTTTCCTTAATGGAAGTGTAACACCAACACTTTTATCTTGTTCATCTACTAAAAATTTCTTTTCTAATATTCTAGCCACTTATATTATCCTTTGTTAAACTTTTTAACCAATTGTGAATAATCTCTATTCATTGCCTTCATAACTGATTGAGCTGCTTCAGGATTCTTCCTTGCTGCCATTGCCATTTTGTGTTCTAATGGTATTCCACCTTCTTCTTGTCCTTGCATATAAGAACTATATTCCGATTGTACTCCACCAACACTAACATCCGGTTGGGAATATTCTCTAAAGTTATCACCATAACCTAAATCAGCTGGAGAAATCATAGGCCTTGTAGCTTGTGGTCTTTGTCCGTATTGGATTGTACCATAACTACCATCATCCTTTGATTTAAATTCGTAACCTTCGTTCACTTGATTCTTAGGTGTTTCAACTGTTTCATTTAACACTTCGTGAACAGCTTTACGTATTTCTTCTTTAAGAGTTTTTTTGATATCCTCTCTAAGAACTTTTACTAAAGCTTTAATTAATTGTGTTTGATCCATAAAATTGTGTTTTCTTTATATAAGTATTTATTTTTTATAATATCCCCAATATTCCCAATGCCAACATTCATCCGTCCCTGAATTATCTGCTAATCTAATTGGATTATACCAACCATACTGTGGTCCTGTCTTTGCTAAATATTTGTATAATTTACTATTTTGTTTTCCTCTAGTATTAATACCAGGATTTCCACTTCCGTTTACTAACTTAAATAATTCACCAATATCAATTGCTAATGCTAATCCATGTGCAGAAGAACCTGCCTTTGCAACAGTCCCAGACCCAGTAGATTTACTTTTCAAACTACCCTGTTGTTGTAAATCTCTATATGCAGATGTAATTGTAAAATAAAATCCATCTCTATCAGCCTGTGCTTTCCATTTTTTAAATTGGTCTGCCGCTTGTTTTTCTAATAAATAATTACCCCCATATCTACTCAATCCACCTTTTGCAATAGGAACTAATAGTTTTGTATCAATTCCACCATTTTTATACATTATTAGTGATGGTGCTTTTGGTGGCAATCCTCTACCAATCTCTCCTATATTTCTAATTGGTTCTAATGCATCTTCTAAAATAGGTGCGGATACTGATGTTGTTGTAGTCGTTGTAGTAGTATCTGCAACCGATGTACTTACTCTTGTCACCGGTCTAAAGGCACGTGTCGGTTGCTCAATTAAGTCAGGATTTTCTGCGTCTTCTACTCTATTATATCTAACTCTACCATTTCTACGTTCATGTTCAATTACTGCTTTGTGTTCAACAATTGGTGGGTCATCTTCAACAACGGGTTCAATTTCTTCAACAACCGGTGCTACTATTCTCCTTCTACCCGGTGGGTCTACTTTATAACCAGTCCATGTTGTAATAGCAGGACCAATTGGTAATGGTGGTATGTATTGTGAAATTAAATCAGTTGTACCACTAATTGTTGTTAAATGTATAGTTGCTGCAGAAATAAATGCATTTAAAAATTGGTCAACATCTTTAACCGGCGGTGTTGGTGTTCCTACAAATTTACCTGGATTTGTACATATATTGTTAGTTACTTGTAAATTCAAAATTGTACCAGGTGCAGGAACTAATGGTGTACTTACTTTTTGTAATTTTGCATTAGTCCAATATCCAATAACTGCTTGTCCTAATAAATTCATATATGAACTATGAAAAGCGGGAGTTTTTGCTGCTAATGCTATCTGACCTGCATTAATTAGGATTTGTTCCATTAATGGAGTGTTACCTTTTAATACAGGATTTTTCCCACTTAAATCTTTACCCCTCTTTATACACTCATCATATTTTTTAGTAAAGAATGTTGCCCACTCATCGGATGATTTCCAACTAGCAGCTTTCATTCTATCACCCACTTCATCTTTAAATTGAGACCAAGACATTAGATTAAGTAATTCGTTTTAGATAATGCGTTCTTTAATTCGTTTCTGATATTATTAAATGGTGCCTTATCAATAGGACCAGGAGCTGAAGGACCAGATGGTGTTGCAATTGTCATTTGATTTATAGCATCTATTAGTCTACTCATTAAATCTACCATTGTATTACCTAATAACATAGCTTCGGTTGCATCCCCATTACCTGCAAATATTTTTCCGTTTTCAACTCCAATTGTTACATTATTGTTCCCACTTGCTGCAATTTGTACAGGTCCATCTTGAACAATAAAATTTAATCCTTTTTCTGCATCAATTGTAATAATATCATCCGTAAAGATACTAATATTTTTCTTACTAAACAAAAAAGTTTCAGCTGTTTTTGATGATATGATTACTCTACCACTA